TCCGATAGTCGCGTTGCTCGAGAGACCGAATCCGTACTATTCGGGCGAACTGCTCTGGAAGGCATGGGCCCTCAGTTGGATCATCAACGGCAATAGTTATTTTTTGAAGGTTCGCAATACCTTCGGCGAGGTTATACAGCTCTGGTGGGAGCCGCATTTCACGATTCGACCGCGATGGCCGGAAGATGGCTCGGAATTCATTTCGTTCTACGAAGTCCTGCGCAACGGCCAGTGGTACCGGGTCGAAACGCAAGACGTGATTCACTTCCGTTGCGGCATTGACCCAAACAATACCCGCCTCGGAATGGCCCCGGTCGATTCTCTTCTCCGTGAAATCTTCACCGACAATGAGCGAGCACGTTACAGCGCGTTGATTTTGCGGAATGGCGGCGTGATTCCGTTTGTTATCACGCCGAAACAGGGCGTCAGCGGGAAGGGAATCAACGCGGATGAGATCAAGAGCGAATTTAAATATCGTATACAGGGCGATCATGTCGGTGAACCCATAGTGTTGACCAGCGCAATTGATCTGCAGAGCGTTGGCGCAAGTCCGGATAAGCTTCTCGTCGAGAAGGCGAGCGAGATACCGGAGGCGCGCGTCTGCGCTGTGATCGGCATTCCCGCCGGCGTCGTCGGCTTCAAGATCGGGATGGAGCAAACGAAGGTCGGCGCCACGATGCGCGAGTTGAGAGAGCAGGCGTGGGAATCCTACGTTATCCCAACGGAACGTATCATCGCGGGCGAACTGAAGGCACAACTGCTGATCGAATGGGGCGACACCGATGGATTGAGAGTCAAACACGACCTCTCAGAAGTTCGCGTCCTGCAGGACGACCGGAACAAACTGTACGAGCGGGAAACTCTCGCCTATGAGAAGGGCGTGAAGATGCGGAGTGAGGCACGTTCGGCACTGGGTCTCGATACGGCACCTGAAGATGAAATCTACTTCGTCGAGCCGATGCCGTTGGCGCCGATCGGCGAGGATCAACCGCCGAATGATCAGCCGCTCAATGATGAGCCGCAGGTGGTAAACGGGAAGCAGAGAGGCGGGATGAATTGATGGATCAAGGCGCAAAATTTTGCTGTAAGCGATGCAAGGCCGAACTGGGCGTGACCAACGGTCTGCGCCTGATCGTCGGCTCGGTCGAATTCCGGGCCCGGATCCCTCTCCGCTGCCTGATCTGCCAGGTCGTCACGGTCTGGTATCCGCCGCGGCTTCCGAAGGTCGGCAAGCCCCAAAATGTTGATGCAATTCCCGTGCTGTCTATAGTATAGTGCGGGTTAAGAATTTGGCTGCCCATAAAGCTGGGCAATTTCGCGAGATTAGCGCCGCAGTTTCCTTCGGGAGACTGTGGCGCTTTTCGCATTTATGAGGCTCATATGCCGCGATTGATCTCTTTTGGCCACGAAGTTAAAGCCCTGGACGATAAAGGCAAGGTCGGCGGATATCTCGTGTATTACGGTAGCCGCGACGAGAAGGACTTGCACGGCGAATACTTCGATAAAGACACCTATTACGGTCCGCACGATGGCGATGGCGCCGATGTCCTCTTTCATCACGGCATCCCGGTGAAAAAGAGTTTGGAGGGCCTGTCTCAGCATATTTTTAAAGGGGTTACAACCAAGAAAGACGATATAGGCGTCTGGGCTGAAACCGTGTTGAACCAGGCGGATGAGTACGAAAAGGCGGTCCTAAAACTGGTCAAGGCCGGAAAGGTTAAATGGTCGAGCGGCTCGGTCGATCGGGTGGTGAGGAAAGAGAAAGACGGAAAGATCACGCGATGGCCGATCATCGAAGCGAGCCTTACCCATACCCCCGCGCAGCCGTTCGGCACCAAAGTCGCGGCGATCAAAGCGCTGATTGATGCCGAGATCGAGTTCACTGAAGACGGCGAAGACGATCCGGTCGAAGAAGTGCCCACAACGAAAACTGCAAAGAATCTGTCCCTGGCCGCGATTCTCAATCAATACATCGATGACAGAGTAGACGATGGCCGCAGCCGCGAGCGGATCGTGGAGCAGATGGCGCGAGCGGCCGGCGTTGAAGTCAAAAGCGTCGAAGCTGTTTTAAGTGGTGATCATTCACGGCCGCCCGACGCACATCTGAAAGCCTTCGCCCGCGCCCTGGATGTCAATTTTGACACTCTGAAAGCCGCGGCGGCAGCAGATCACGCGCAATCAATAAAAGGCATATTCGAAGAGACGCTCGCGACCGAAGGGTTCTCAAGTTGGAAACTGTGGGATGTTGTCTGCAACGTCATCGGCAAAATCGCGTTGGTTGCTAAGAATTCCGCAACGATGGGTGTGAAGTTCGACCGCGAGGCGAAGCTTGATGAGCTCTACGATGAATTCGTCGCGCGCCACAAAGCCTACGCGAATGCCCAGATCGACGATTACATCGAATCCGGTCTGGATGAACGTTTTTATCTCAAATCAATCACCGATCCTGTCTTAGATGTCGATGCAACAAAAAACATCGACCTTGACGATCACTCCCGATTGGCGGTGTCCGCCCTGCAAGGTGTGATTGCGCGCTTCCGCGGTAACCGCGAGATGCGCACCAAAGCGGGCCGAATGATCTCCGAGAAGAACCGCAAACGGATGATGGCTCTGATGGAAAACCTGCAATCCGCAATGGGCGAGATGCAGAAGATGCTTGATGAGTCCATGCCGATGGCGAGCGACGCGGAGAAACGCGCAGCCCTCACAAAACACCTGATGCTGAAAGCCAAGCATCGCGAAGTCATTGGAGTGTAAGAATGAAAACTTTTGCTGAATTGATTGCCAGTGGAACACTGGTGGAAATCGCCGCCGCGATAAAGGCTAACACGGGAAGAGTGGAAGCCTTATTTGCTGAAGGGCAGAAACGCGCCGAGAAGGCCAACACTCAGGCCGAACTCGAGGAGATACTGAAACTGGATGGCGAGACGGAACAGCTTGCAGCCAAGCACGCCGATCTGAAGAAGATCGAGGATGCCAGAACTCGCAATGAAGCTCGCGTTAAAGCGCTCGCGACTCCGGTTAATACACCCGGATTCAATGGCGGTGAAGATCCGAACGGAAGCGGAGCGAGAAAGGCATACACCCCGGCCTATACCTCCATCGCCAGCCTGAAGCACATCAACGTTGGCACGCGCCAGGAGAACGAAGAGATGGCCTATCGCTTCTTCAAGTTCTTCTGCGCCGTCGGCCTCCGTGGGGATTCGGCGCTGCAGCAAGCAGCCAAGAAATACTGCGAAGAGAAGGGCATCCCGACTATAAAAGCTCTCAATGAAGGCGTGAATGAACAGGGTGGCGCACTCGTTCCGCCGGAGTTCGATCCGATGCTTATCCGCCTGATCGAGCGGTACGGACTCTTCCGCGGCTTCACTCGGATGAGCCCGATGGCCGCCGAGACCAAGATGCAGCCGCGCCGCACCGGCGGTGCGACCGCTTACTGGGTCGGGGAGGGCAAGCAGATCACGGCGTCGAATCCGACTTTCGACAACGTGAATCTCGTCGCGAAGAAACTGGCCGCGCTCACTGTGATGTCTTCGGAGATCAGCGAGGATTCAGCGATCAACATCGCGGATGAGTTGGCCTTTGAAATTGGCTACGCGATGGCGCTGTCCGAAGATCAGGCCGGCTTCCTCGGCGATGGAACTGCGCCTTATGGCGGGATTACGGGAATCGTTCCCAAGATCAGAAATCTCGACTCCACAATCGCCAACATCGCGGGGCTCTACCAGAGCGCACAGACCGGATTTGGTAGCGCTTATGCCTTCATCCTGGGTGATTTCAATCAGGCCGTCGCCCTGCTTCCGCAGTATGCTGACACTCCAAATGCCGGCTGGTACTGCCATCGCGCTTTCTATTACGGCACGATGCAGCGGCTGGAACTCGCCGCTGGCGGTGTCACCGCATTTGAGATCTCGCAGGGTGACCGCAGACCTCGCCCGCTTTTCCTCGGGTATCCGGTGAACTTCACCCAGGTTATGCCGCGTCTCTCGGCAACCAATCAGATTCCGGTGGTATTGGGTGACCTGGCGATGGGAACCGTGATGGGCGACCGGCGTACAAGGACGCTCTTCACCGATCCGTATTCACTTTCCAACTACGATCAGATTCAGGTCCGCGGAACCGAGCGGGTCGACATTGTGGTTCACGATGTGGGCAACGCGAACGCGACGGCCGCTCTTCGCCAGCCTGGATCGATCGTTGGACTTGTAACCGGCACCGCGTAATAGGTGGCAATCGACTCTTATTCGGCAGGCGATGAATTTCGCCCGCTTGATTTGAAGTAATAGGAGAAACAAATGTTCAATCTTCAAAACTGCAAATTCCTGAATACAACTCCGCCGGCTGCCATCGTAGACAACGCGGCTTTTCCGACTGCGACGATTGACACCATAGGCTTTCGCGCTCTGTGCATTATCGTTCAGCTCGGAGCCCTCGACATCGCCGTGGCCGCGATGAAACTGCAGGAATCGGATGCCGCCAATATGTCGGGCGCGACGGATGTTCCCGGTGCTGACTTCTCGGTTTCGCCTCTCACTCTGCCGTCGGCCACCGCTGATAACAATCTGTACGGCATCTTTGTCGACCTCCGGGGGCGCAAACGCTACCTCGACCTGTCGCTGACTGGCGGTGATGGTACAGCGGGAAGCTTCGCGTCGGTGCTGACAATCTTGGAGCGTGCCGAAGAGTCGCCGAACACCGTCACTGAGCGCGGCTTGGCTCAGCAAGCGATTGTCTGATGATAGTCAAATGTCTCAGATGTCAGGCTGAGAACGAATTGGATGAAGGGGTGAATATGGAAAACGTGTACTGCTCTTCCTGTTTCGCCCCTTTATCCGAAAGTCATTCGGGTCAATTGGCTGAGACGGTCGAGCACAACAACCGCGAGATCGAGAAGCTGAAAGGCGCAACTGTGAGTTATGGCAGACCAGGTAATCGAACTGATTAAGCCGTGGGGGTTGAATCCTGCGGGCGCTCTGATTTCGCCTCCGGCGAATATCGCGACCGAGCTGATTCGTGCAGGCCGCGCGAAGGCTATTGAACAGGAAGTGCCACAACCGAAGAAGAGTCAGAAGGCGACAAGAATAACTAACGCTGACCCGCAAAGGATTCTCTGAGGTCGACTCCTTCTCTGCGTTCCGCTGGAGATTCTGGCGGGAATTTCCAGCGGACCTTTTTTAGACGATGGCTAGAACAGCAGACAGCGACAAAGATGCAGCACTCGCCGAACTGAGGCTTTATGCGCAGACGGAGGTGCAGCCCGCGCTTGAGCCAGCGGAGATCGATGCGATTTTAGATGGCGTTCAGCGCGCGACCTTCTGGGCCGCTTCCAAGGCGTACAACGTGAACGACGTCATACTGCCTGTCACGCTCAACGGTCGTCGCTTTAAGTGCGTTCGCGCTGGGACAAGTGGGACAACTGAACCGACCTGGCCGAGATGGCTCGGAGGCATATTTGGAGAAGGCAGCGGTGATTTGTTGTGGCGGGAAGATGGCCCCGAATACACGAACGTCTTTGATGTGCGGGGCGCGATTTGCGCAGCCTGGATGACGAAGGCCGCGAAGGCATCAGCCCTGTTCAACATCAAGTCGCGCGCGGAAGGCTTCGATCACGAGCAGGTGTATAACCACTGCCTTGATATGGCTGAGAGGTACGCGCCGGTCGGCATCTCGTAATGAACGCATCTTTGAAAACACAATTGCGTGCGGTCCAGTGGGACGCATTGCGAGAGAGCCAGGGAGTCACGGGCAACCTGACGCTCTATAAGACCGGCACTGATGGTTACACGCTGCTCGCGACGATTGAAGCCGGATGGTGGGCGCTCGATGACCGTGACAGCATCGAAGGGACGCGCACGAAGGTTGTGAAGATTGCTGTGACGGAGGCGAATGAGTTGATTCTGACCGAGGGTGTCACGAAGCATTGTT